GCTTCCTGGTCCACCAACAAGGAAAATTGCTTTATAACTTTCTTTTAGTTTACTCATGCCTGCTTTTACCTTGTCATGTATATGTGCGCCAAGTTTCTTGTCGCTATATTTTGAAATAAATTCGTCTCTTTTTCCAGCAGCAACTAATGCTCGATGTTTAGAAGCAGATTCTCCTTCTTCTCCTTCTGAATCTGGATCGCGATGACCTGCTGATTTGACTTCTATCTTTTTAATTTTTGGGAATTCTTTTGCACGATACTTGTTCAATAACTCTTGATATTCACCGACACGATCCGAACCAGCATGAATCGTGACGTGAGTATGACCCTGCTTTTCCATATGCTGCATAGCATGAATGATGGTGCGGATCTTTGGGTGTGAAACGACGTTTGCCTTCGGAAATAGTTTACGAAGTGCATGAACTTTATCCCCATGAGACAAGGGATTGCTACGGCTATCTTGCGTGTGGGTTGGGAAAATATAGTGTGTCCCGCCTGTTTTTTCGGCGTGCTCCATCGCACCGTGGACGACTCTTCCGTGACCTTCTTCTGTTGGAGGGTTAAAACGACCCCATACTACTGTTGCTTTACTCATATTTTTACCATCTGTTGGCAATAAGATTATTTATTCTTCCTTCCTTTTAGAAGATTTTGTCGCGCGAACTCTTCGCGATCGACTAATTTTGTGGGGTGACCATTATGAACCATTACAAATCCCTCAGGCTTGGTAGCCTTACCTTCAATATGATGCTCAAATTCAGCGGAGGAAGATAACGTATTTACCAAAGCATTTTTAGCCTTTTGAATGGCGTGGTGGATTTTAAATGCTTGAGATAGATGGCGATGATTGCGGTTTACGTCGTTATTGAATGCATTAAGGGCTTCGTGTTGCTTTAATTTACCTTTTTGAGTCTTTTTCTTCTCAATTTCATTCTCGAAACGATTGGAAACAAAGGAACGATAACCCTCTACGCTCGGTTTAGTACCTTCTCGGACAGTATGATTGATGTATCGATCTAGGTGCTCGCCGTGTGAACGAACCACGTGATACATCTCAGGATGAGACGCCTGATGATGGCGAACTGCGGCTTTGAGGTAAGTATCGAACTCTTTTTTATTCTTTTCGGAATGTTCCGCAGGTTTAACGCCTGGGTGAATTAGATGAACATCTGAATGAGAACCGAACTTATCGTGGTCGACGTCGAATCCAGCGGTCATATCGCTTAAATCCGATCCGTGGTATTTGGTATGAACGACCAAACCGATATGAGCCTTGGCTATCTTTTGACCGTGTTCTGAATCTGTAGGAGTAGAATAGGTGATCGTATTTGGAGTGAAATGATATTTTCCACCCTTTTTAGCCACGTCACCTTTGGTATACATTAGGTCGCCTTGATAGACGCCGTGTTTTGGAGCAACTTTAGGGAGATGGCGTAGTGCGGTTTTGAGTTTTTCAACTAAACCTGGAGCGTGACCGTGGTTCTTTTCGATATCGGCTTCGGTATAATTAATTTTGGGGCTTTTGTTAAATGCAGACTTGCTGGCTACGAAAAACTTGCCCGTTTGTGGATGACGACCAAATACGAGCGAAGGAGATCCGTCGTACTTGGTCGTCACTTTTGTTGTATTGAACGCACCGTGAAGTTTGTCGTTCACTGCCGAGAGAGCATCAACTGTGTGGTGAAATCCAGACTCACCACCGTGAATAAAGTTATCTTCAGCGTGTGTTAAGTGTGTTAGATGCTTAACTGGTTCAATTTCTTCCGTTAGATAATTTCTAAAAGATAACATTAAAATATACTCTCTCCGCTCTGTGGGATATGAGTATATTTAGTTTCTTTTAGATTACTGCTTCATCTTAGCAATTGCTTCAGCTAATGCTTCACGCACTGGACGCATTGCAGGATGGGCTGGAATTGTGCAGGTTGAACGCGAAGCCAACGTAGCAGCTTTGAATTCTTCCTCAGTAAACCACTGAACGTTCTCCAATCCCATCAATTCAACGAGTTCATGCATATTGACCGAACCTTCGTTGACGAGATTTACAGGACCTGTTTCGCCCTTTTCGATAAGATCACAGGCAACGCGAACGGCTTCGTCGAGATCCGTAAGAGAGTTTTGACCTGAGTCAATCAACTTACCAGTCTTGGCATAGTTCATTACCTTTGTGAGATAATTCTTCTTTTCATTCAAACCAGTGAATGGCATACGAATGCGAAACACAAGAGCACGATCCTTCAAGTAAAGATCTGAAACGCCCTTGGTAACGGAATAGATGCTACCGAAGTAATTTGGATCTTCGTTTACATGAGTGATCTCGCCTTGGTAAATGCAACCGCTCGAGAAGTGAGCCAACTTTGTCCAGCCTCTGTTGCATGCATCAAGAAGTAGGGCTGGGAAAATGGCATTTGCTTCTGCCGTTTCTTCGCGTTGCAACTCACAAGCATCAACGTTTGGTGAACCAGTCATGCCTGCGCAATTTACCACCCACTGATACCCACCGTCAGTAGCCTCTTCAAGAGCATCTTCATGGCTACAATAAGTTACAATATGACCTCGTTTGACGAGTTCATTGAAAACTTTTTTACCTGTCCATCCACGACCAACAACTAGAATTTTCATTTTACACCTCAACTATAACGACCCATAGATATGATTTTATCAAGATACTTACCATAATCAGATTTTGAATACTTCTTAGCGGCATTCGATAACTGATGTTGTGTAATCCAAGCATTACGATAAGCAATTTCCTCTGGGCATGCAATCATTGTGCCAGTTCTTCTTTGAACTGAACCCACAAAGGTTGATGCTTCAGCAAGAGATTCAAAAGTGCCTGTATCAATCCAGGCAATACCACGATTTAAATATTCCACCTTACAGCTATGATCTTTCATGTAGATATTGTTAATGTCGGTGATTTCAAGTTCACCACGAGCAGAAGGAGCAATTTGCCACGCATAATCTACGACGTTATTGTCGTAGAAATATAATCCTGTCACAGCATAGTTTGTTGGAGCAACTTTTGGTTTCTCAAGAATTGCAACTGGATCGCCGTGTTCGTTCACTTCAAGAACACCGAAACGTTCTGGATCCTGAACATGATAGGCGAACAAAGTGCAACCTTGATTGTTTTTGGCATAATTGAAGCGATTGATTAAATCATTTCCGTAGAAAATGTTATCGCCAAGAATCAAAGCAACTTCGTCTTTACCAATCCATTTCTCAGCAATACGAAAGCACTCAGCAATTCCTTTTGGCTCTAATTGAACTGCGTATGTAATGTTTAAACCCCATTGCGACCCATCTTTGAGCAAACGTTTAAATTGCTCAGCATCATTGGGTGAATTGATGATCATAATATCGCGAATACCAGCAAGCATTAGCGTAGTGAGCGGATAGTAAACAAGTGGCTTGTCGTAAACAGGCAACAATTGCTTTGATGTCACTTCAGTGCATGGATACAAACGAGTGCCCATGCCACCAGATAAGATTATTCCCTTTCTCATTTATACCACTCCAATGTTTTTTCAAGACCCACAATAATATCTGTTTTTGCTGACCAGCCAAGTTCCTTTTGAATCTTTTCAGCGTTCATTGCATATCTAAAGTCATGACCTTTACGATCACTCACAAAATTAATCCATGACTGATACATGTTGATTGGTTTGCCCATAATGTCAAGAATCATAGCAACCATTTCAAGATTACTTACTTCGTGACCGCCACCAATATTATATCGCTCGCCAGATTTAAAGTTTTTACCAATCTCAAGTAAAGCCTCGCAATGATCTTCGACATATAACCAGTCACGAACGTTTTGACCTGTGCCATAAACAGGAACAGGCGTATTGTTTTTGATATGCCGAATTACAGTTGGGATAAACTTTTCTTTGTGTTGACGAGGACCATAATTGTTCGAGCAATTGGTCACAATTGCATCAATCTTATGAGTATTTACATAAGACCGAACAAGATGATCGCTGGCGGCTTTAGTTGCCGAATACGGATTGCGAGGATTGTATGGAGTTGTTTCCATAAATGGAGGATCTTCGCGAGTCAAACTACCATATACTTCGTCAGTTGAAATATGAACGAGTTTACCGCCATATTTTTTGATGCACTTTAAAATGTTGTGAGTGCCATTAATATTAGTGCTGAGGAAAACATCGTCACCGTCAATAGAATTATCAACGTGAGACTCAGCAGCAAAATGGTAAGTAATTTCTGGTTCATAACGATTGTACAGTAAATCTAGATTTTCATGATCTCTAATATCGACGTGTTTCAAAGAAACACGCCAATCGTCCAAATATCCTTCTAGGTTTTTGACATCTGCTGCATAAGAGTTATTGTCAATAATAACAAGTTCGTCTGAGGGATATTTTTTAAGGTGAGCGATTACAAAATTAGAACCGATAAATCCCAAACCACCAGTCACAAATGTAGTCATAAAACCTCATCGTTCAACAATCACAACGTTTTTATTTATGCGCTTTTTATACGCAGCCAAAATTCTAATTCCTGGATATTCTTTTATACTCTTTCTCGTCTTATCATTACGAATAAAGAAGTATACATCTTTATCGCCTTTTACATCTGTCATGTCAGTAATTACATGACTTACATCAATTACCAAATTTTCACCTTCTAATTTAAAGTCATCATTACTGAATGTCTTTGTGATCACAGCACCATTTTGAGCAAGATCTGATCCGAATACAACATCGTTCTTTTCTTTGCGAGTTGATGTGACTGCAATATTAGGTTCAATTGTATAATAACTTCCTTGATTAATCAACTTTGTTTGCTCATTTTTTATTGCTTTATCAATAATTTTTTTGGCTTCTTCGCTAAAATATGAGTCCGCAGATTCCCAAGTTTCAGCATCATCTTTTTTGATTGATACAGGAAACTTCTGCATTCTTTTATTCATAAACATTACATCTGCTTTTTTTCTTCCTGCAGTGTCCGCACCAACGGAACCCACAGAAGTGCAAGATGGTATTTTAAAGGTTTTATTTTTTCCTTTGAATACAATATTCACACTGCCCATTTTCTTTATGGTCTTTTGAACCATATCAACTAGGAATTGTTCATTTCCAACTCCAGCAGAGGCACCTCCCTGCTTACCCGCAGGTTTTGCCAAAATCACAAATTTCCCGATCTTCACTTTACCGACAGAAGATTCAGAAGATGGGTTTTTATCGTAGTTACTTCCCTTTATGCTCTTATTTAAATTTTTAAGAACATCTATTCGATTTTCTTCCGTCAAAACCGCAATTTTGTTATTGCTAATTTTCTTAACATTTCTGTAACCAATAGAATTGACTAAAGCAATTACAGTTTCAATCGAAGTGATTTGCGGCATCTAATCACTCGTAGATTCTTGGATTTTTTTTACCGTAGTTTCTCATAATAACTCCAGCAACACTATTTGCTTCGTTCTCAAATTCGCTACCAGTTTCACCAGCGTAGTTTGTTAACACACCATCTAGATTTTGTTTATGATGTACCATTTCATGGGCTAAAGTTCTAAGAACGTCAGCAGTATGTCTACCGCCTGTATTCAAATAGATCTTTTTCTCGCTCGGAGAATACCCACCAAAACTCTTATTTTCAGCAGCAATAGCCTTATCGGGAATTAGCACTAGTTCAGGCATTTCGCTTACGTTTAGATAATCTCTACAGTAATCCATAAAGTCGTCAATGTGACTTTTTGTTTCCTGTTCTTTTAGGTATTGCTTGTACTTCAACATTGAGTTTGTAAACCTTCTTAAGAAACCGTTTCCATATCTTCGGATCGGCTTTCCGAAAATGCAGTCGGTACATATAGATTGACTCGCATTCGGTCCAATTAATCTTATGTGCCTTACGAAGGTTATTTATATTCAGATGCTCGGCTTGAGTCTCATAAGCGTGAGCATCAATCTCGTCTGGATTTCCATAGTACATCAACTTCATACGATCTTTTTTCTGCTTTGGCGTATACTGTTTAGTGTAAGAATAGCCTCGACCACGCTGTTGATGCTTATGGCGATACTCGTGGTGAATCGCTCGAACGACTTTTATCGCCAGATTCTTGGCTTCTTTTTCGGTAATGACCACCTTTTTATTCGCAACAGGAAAACTTAACGTAATCAATATGTTTTCAGGAATCGTCGAAAAGATTCGAGGACAATATTGCCCTGAAACAATAACTGAGTGGTTTGGGAGATGGGCTTCATCGTAGCGCGAGGAAGTGAAATAAATGATAGACTTCTGAAACGTTTTATTCAGACTGCGAATGATAGCAGGTACAGACTTGACGCCCACCCAAGATGGGCTAATGGCGTCAACTTTTTTCTGTATCTTGTCTAATTTCATACCTTAATGGCACTGAATTTATTCTTCGGTCTATCTCTATCCATTCCGCGATCTAACTCCTGCCCCGAATCAGCCAAGGTCGTTTGTGCGGCGGCTTCAACATCATAAAGTTTCATCTTGGAACGATCAACGCCGATCACAAAACGCTTATTCATCGTTGGATCATTATATCTATTCTTCAACTGTTTCACCATAATGTGATTCAGTTTTTCGAGTTCCTCGGAAGTAATTAGGGCAAACATAAAGTCAGCCGTTGCAGGCAAACCAAACGATTCAGAAGTATCCTCAAGACCAGGATCGGTATTGGTGAAACCTGAGCGAGTCGTTTGAGTGGCTGAAACAATCGGGACTTTAAACTCAACTGCAAGACCACGAATTTCTTCCGCAATCGCTTTGATATATGAATACGAGTTTACGTTCGCGCCGTGTTTCAAACGAGCCGACGCACATATATTCAGATAATCAATAAAGACGATATCGGGCTTAAAGTTTTTCTTGATGGCAAGTTCATTCAACAACGTTCGAAAGTGAATCGAACCTGCGGACGCAGTTGGATATTCTTTAATGATCAACTTACCTTTAATATTCTCTTTGATGCGAGAGATCTTTCTTTCATAAGTATCTTTCGGTAAGTTTGCAAGGTCATCCAACTTAACGTTCAAGAGATTCGCGTCAATACGTTCAGCAATCTTTTCTTCAGCCATTTCAAGAGTAATGTACAAGACGTTATAGTTTTGACTCAACGCACCTGCCGCCACATGACACATGAATAGCGACTTACCAACGCCAGTTCCTGCCAACGCAACGTTTAGAGTTTTAGTCGGCAAACCGCCTTTAGTGATACGATTGAAGAAGTCTAGATCGAAAGGGATGCGCTTTTCAACTTGATGATAGAAGTCAAATCGCTTAGAAGCATCTTCAATATAGTCGTGACCAATGTTAGGATCGAACGAAACTGAAAGCGCATCCGAAAGAATCTTCGGAATCGCACCTTTAGTCTTATCAGTCTTTTCATCTAGAATATGAATTGATTCTAGAATTGCATTATGAAGTGCTTTCTCTTGACAAAACTTTTCAGTCAACTCAAGAAGCCATTCCATCTTACTTGAGTCATCGCTGGACTTCAGCGATTCAATCAATTCATTTGTCTGGCGAAAATCTTCTTCAAAGAGATTATCTCTCTGAGAAAGAGAGATGTTAATCGCTTCAAATGAAGGAACGTTATTATATTTTAGAACATAACTTTGTACTTCTTCAAATACTATTTTTTCGACTCTTTCTTGGAAGTACTCGCTTTTTAGAAACGGAAGGGTCTTTCTTACGAACGGTTCGTTTTTGAACAGGTTCTTCAATATAATTTGCTCGATCTTCGTCAAACTCATTTTCTGCTCCCTTCAACTCTTGTTCTAAAGAGTTAATTCTTTCATCCGCCGCTTTAATCGCATCTTCAAGAACAATCAATAGAATGTCACCAGCAATTCTATTAAAATCGTCCTTTAAAGTCAAATCGCCTTTCAGTTTACTCGGTTGCTTGATAACGTCAACATCAAAGTTTGCTTTTGCTGAACCATCACTCAGCGTTTCACCAATTTGAATTCTACCGATAGTGAAAATGACATCTTTATACTTTCCTTTTAAAAGACGAAAAGCAATTGATACATTATCATTTTTATAAACGTCAGGCTCATGATAAATTTCATAATACTTACCTTTGCGATACTTGCGATCGCGATTCCACTTATGAAATTTGTCTAGGAAATTACTCATCATCTTCTACATCTCCTGCAGGAGTGGTATCTAGATTACCAGCAACAGCAGAACTGAATTGATAGTTCTTACGAATCCATTCTTTGAATCCGTCATCCGCAAGAATGCTATCCCAGAATTCGGCACATTCAGTATCAGCCAAACGCCACTTCTTGGCTTCAACTTCGCCAGTGGCGGTATTCACTTTTGCATACCAACCTACATTAGGCTTCGTAACATGACCAGACTCAAGTGCCATGTCAAGAAGACCACTGTACTTGCTAATGCCGCCATCGAAGCGAACTGTGACGGGGATCTTGGCTTTTTCACGAACATAGCGAGACTTCTCCACGTTGATGATAAAGTTATAACCAATCAAATCAGTACCTTCTTTTTCTTGCTGACGACCAAGGATGTAGATGTTATCAGCAGAGTAATAGGAACCTGTTCCGCCGCCGACAATATCCTTGGGATACAAACCTATTTCTTTATAGGTGTGATTTACTACAACCATAGGAATGTCTTTTAAGGTGAGATGAGGTGTTACCATACGGAACAGGGATTTTATTTGCTTTGCGCGGCTCATGTCAGCGACTGACTTACCATCCAACGCATCCTCGACTTCTTTCTTCGAAGCCAAGTTACCAATTGAGTCAATGACGATCATTACACGCTCGCCACGCTCGATGTTAGTCAACTGTTGCATAATGTCAAACTTCAATTGCTCAACGTCCGTGATTGGAGTATGAACAACGCGATCGGTATCAATACCAAACGAAGTGAAATAGTTTTGTGGAGTACCAAACTCTGAGTCGTAGAACAATACAACTGCATCTGGATACTTAACCTGATATGCTTTCACCATCAAGAGACTGAACGCAGTCTTGAAGTGCTTTGACGGACCAGCCCACATCGTAAGACCAGGAGTGAAACCGCCATCAAGGTCGCCAGAGAAGGCAACGTTCACAACGGGAATGCTGGTTTGAATCATGTCCTTTGCGGCAAAGAACTTGGAACGAGCAAGAATTGCTGAATCCTTAATCGTGGAATTTTTCTTAATCTTATCAAGTAAACTCATTTGTATCTCCTATGAGAAAAAGTCATCTAGCGAATTAGTTTTCTCGCTCTTCCAGTTAATACTGTCAAGAACAATCGTCAACGGATCGAGAAACGCTTTCTCGAATTGAGTATCATAATCTAAATATGGTCCCAAGTCAAATTCTTTCGGGATAGTTGTTAAGAACGATATGACGCTACATTGAAGTGGGTTTGGTTCCTTTACATACAAGAACTTTATCTTTTCGCCTTCTTTGATTTCCTGATACTTCTTTTCAAGGTTCTTTGTACGGATCGCATTATTAAAAATAAGTGCACCCTTAACATGAATTGGTGTACCTTTCGCATAAACACTATTCTTGTCAGCATATTCTCTTACTCCATTCACCGATCTCGGGAATGCAACATCTTCAACAGGTAATGTCTTAAACTCTTTGCGGAAGTTTGCAATAAACTGAATCAAGGTATCTTGATCTTTTGTGAGAATAACTTCAAACGCTTCCTTAATCTTTTCGCGGCAAGCATTCGGCGTTGAAGATTTAACCGCTTCAAGACCCATGATCTTAAGTTTCGGTTTCTTGTATTCAACACCTTCGTTATTATACACATTGATCAGATAACGCTTCTTTGCAGTCCAAATCGCTTTGTCAGCAAGAGCCTCGCGCTTCATCTTCATCTTCTGCGCATAAGCATTTACATACTCAGACAACTCCTGATATGATGCATCAATATATGGCTGCAGTTTCTGATCACAAAACTGATCCATTGCACGAATGATCTTTAACTTCTCAACCTTTTCGATGTTCGGTATAGACTTCTTGATAAGTGGTCCGAGATTCAAATAGATTGAATCGGTATCTGAAGCAATTACATAATCAGCATTTCGCGTTTTAACAATGCCGTTGATATAGGCATTAAGTTTATTTTCAATCCACCGAATAGATAACTGACCGCTGAGAGTGATCGCTTCAGCAATACGAATATCAAAGAAACGGAAGTATTGATTGCCGATAGCACCGTAAGCCGAGTTCAATGTTACTTTCTTAGCCAACTGAATGTTATTGAATTTAGCAATTTGCTTTTCGAGTTCTCGCTTTTCAGATTCTGAAACAGATTTCTCGAGTAACTTCTTTGCTTCAGTCGCTTTGTTCTTGTACATGGCGCGATCTTCATACATACGCTCCATGATCTCGGACAAGAATCCTTGCTTGCTGATATCAAACAGTTGACCGTTTGGCGTTACCGTAACATTCAACTTCTTTAATTCTTCAGTTGGTATCTTACCATCAAGCAGTGAATCGACATTGATCTTACTACCCCATTGAGACATAAACTTACGCATTTCATCCGTATAGTTTTTAGGTTCAATCAACATTTCAGGTGAAAGATTGTATTGCATGATCAAGTGCGGATACAGACTGTTCAAGTCAAACGAGGCAACCCACTCGTGCATACCAAGGATTGGATCTTTAACGAATGCGCCAGCATATTGACTATCCTTTTCTGCATTTCTGCGTG